ACATACTCTTCGTTGAGAGTATATGGTGATTGTCTATACAATTCTACAAATCTAGTGCAGACGCGAATAAGTTCGTCCTTGCTTGGACGTTCGTACTCTATCTCTGCTTTTCTGCAGATCTCAAACAGATCAACTTCGGGTTGATTTGGTTCTAGTTCCTGCATTCTCTTTCGAAAGAGATATGCCTTAGCGACTTCTCGCTCAGATATAAGCTCTTTCTCTCCAACAAGCTTTTGTATTACACCGACGGGAAAGAGTTTCCTCTTATCTCCCGGTATAACTACAAATGTCTTTACAGGGTCATCTTCGGGGATGGTCATTACCTCGATGAATGATTCCTGTTCGAAATGTCTTCCTTTGAGAACTCCCTTCAGTAAGGTTAATACTGCAGGTAGTTCTCCGATCTTTTCTCTTATGACTCGGTACGTAACCGAGATACAGAACTGATTCTGCGAGCAAATAGCATTTGCCCACGGAATCGGTTCCCATATAATTCTTCCAATACCGAATATTTGTTTCGGCAAATAGATCGGTATTTTCTGTCTTCTAAGATTAAGACAAACATCTTGAATGGCACCAGCTACGACAAATAGCTGGTATACATTCTTACGTTTATCGTTTAAGACGTAATCTCTATCATTCGCAAGCAAAGTTACCTTTCCTTTCGGATCACTCGAGAAATCTCTTCTATCTTTCTGTACATCGATCACCGTAACCAATTTAGGGTGATCGAGGTACGGACATAGATTATTGTCTTTAAGACGGCACGATGTACGTGTTATGTGAAAGCGTGAGAGAGGAATTCTGATTATTTCTTCACAGTAGACTCCCCAGTCTTCTGTCAAGAATGTATCTTCCTCAGATATTTCATATCCTAGCATGGACGCAGCTTTTAAAAAGTTTTGCGTCCATTCTAGAATATCTTCAAGCTCATCTGCACCTAGTAACGACGAACCATCGTCGCCGTTACCTACGGTAACATGAATGACTCTTTTACTCGACATCTTGTCTGCATATCTTACACAGATAGGATGTACGAGAGATAAATTGGTTTTTGTTAAAGGTTTTCCCATCTCAATTCCATTGACGGCGGTTGCAACCTTGACTCCATTGTAATAAACATCCTTATCTCCAAGCCAGGCCTCTAAGGTCTCCGCTGTATAAGGATACTTGATTCTGTTAAGAAGTCTCCCGACTACTGCCTCAGCTGCTAGCCTAGGCGGATGATCGGTGGCTTCTTTAAAATCGAAACTTAATAATCTTGTCACTTTAGAGAAGATGACCTCTCCTCTAACAGCATCAAGATTATCAACTTTTTCTATATGATTCCACCCAAGTCTTCCGACTTGAAAAGAATCAGATAATTCGGGTAGCTTTTTTGCAAGCTCTATCGTAAGATGCGATAGAGGTTGTAAAAAACAATCGATATAGAATGACCCTGCAGTTACTCCGCGGACCTTTGCAGGACCGCGTAAGTAAGTGACATTGACTTTTTTAATAGTCGGGTCTTCGTTTCTGATCATATCAAGTGCGGCGTTGAAAAGTGCAGTACCTATCTCGCCGCCACTCGAATCATCAGAATACATATCGTCAAGACATAAGTCTG